GGGAAAGGGTCAATGGTAGGTTGACAAAGCTGCAAGATCGCGAGAGAATGGATGCCCCGATGAAGGTTTACGAGGCTAGGGCGTTTCGAGATTCGCCTATTCTTGGCCTGATGCAGCAACGAGGCATGATGACACAGGTTCATAAAATTCTTTCTTTGGGGCCTATCAACGAAGATTGGAGACCATGGCCTAAGATGGCTGTGCCTTCTGGTGAGGTGTCCGTTCAATTGACAAGAAACGCCTTGTTAAGTCTCGTCGGTGATAAGGTGCCTTATGCAGAGACAGATGCTGTGAAGTATCCTGTTTACCAACAGGCTATGGGTTTGTGGTCTGTTAGGCGACCAGATTTTGTGGGTGCCGACCCCATACAATCTGTGTTCCTTGGGATGAATCGTTTGGCTGTGAACCAGACGTCCAAAGATGAGGTCCTGGATCTCAAGAATGTTGTAGAAAGGACGGCTAGACCTAGGAAGATCGAGCATGATGAGCAGTATATATCTGCTGAAGGTGACAGGCTTTTTGCTGATATTTTGGAGGCGTTCTTTGACATTTCGGATGCAAAAGATTTTTCCACACAGCCTGCTGCCACTAGTTGGATAGAAGGGAGATCTCCGGATTTTATGCGGAAAATGCTGCTGAGCGATCCTTTTGGGCTTACAAGCGCTTCTGTCCGTTGTTATGGGTTTCTCAAAACTCAAGTCAAGGTTAAGGTCAAGCGGAATTTTGCCATGGAAGAGAATTATGGGCAAACGGTTTTGGCAAGTCCGCCCGATTACAATGCCATGCTTGGTCCTTGGAGCAAGAGTTTCTTGAGGAACGTGAGACTGGCTTGTAGGCAGGGTGTCTTTTTGGATTCAGGTTTCTCGGATGCTGATCTCGCCAGAGGATTGAGGAGGTGCGGGGCACTTCACCGATTTATGGAGGAAAATTATCAAGCAGACGTTAAGAAACAAGACACTAGTCACACACCCGTGACTTTACGTGTTTTCAGGCTTGCATTGGAGTTCTTTGGAGTTCCTGAGCATTTGTGTCTTTTGTACGAGAAACAGTCAACCATTTATCGTTACAGGTCGTTGCATTCAGGCCTGTACGATGGGCAGGGTGAGAACAACCTTGGCTCTGGTGATCCTTTTACGCTGATAAGGAACATTTTCCAAGTTCTTACGGTTATGGTTGAACGTTTTGGTGTTGCTCAAATGCAACAAGTGACACTTGTTGTTAAGGGCGATGATTTCATTTCTGACAAGATTTGTGAAGTCATTCCGATGAGTGTCGCTGAGGTGAGAGTGACTGGCCTCACTGAAGATTTCAATAGACCACCGTACCATGCCGGAAGGTTTTTGACTGGAGACAACGTTATTCCAGATCCAGTGAGGATGGTTTGCAAGGCTATGACAAAGCCTGCAAAAAGCATGGAGCGAGTCAATCAACTCGCCGAGGCATTTTATGATAGATATGTTTGTCTGTCAGAATCAGATCACGTATACATGCGTTGGGCTTTGCGGGAGGCGTACGGTGATTTTGACCCTGATCTTTTGGACGCGGTGTTGGACTTATACTGTGCGTTGAGAGATCGAAGAGTGTTTTATGATTTGGTGAAGGTTGAAGATGTCGGCGACAGGCTTGTCGTTCGACAAAGAGATGATGATTGTGCTGCTTTTGCTTTGAGCTTTTTCACGAGTGATGCTGCTTGTTTGGAAGCAGTAAGAAATGAATCTGCTGAGTACATAGCGGAGGTGTGTGTTCGCGAAAACATACCTGTGCACAATGTGTTGAATAAGCCGAACGATCTTTCAAAGGAGGGTGTTTGGCTTAGCTCAAGTCATGCTTGGGCTGTAGTGAAGATGAGTAATAGTGATTATTTGGTTTGATGAGAGATAGGAGATGGCGAGGCAGGGC